GCAGCTTGGCAATGCTGGGAAATACTTCTTTTCGACCTTCGCTGTCCGTGACCTCCACAGCCTTGCTGACTTTGGCCCCGTGGTCCGGCCGTTTCTTACCAAACCAGAAGTTACCTTCACCCATGAGTGTGGCGCTGATCTTGGCCCTGACCTCGGCTGACTGGGGCTTACCTCGCATGGTTGCGCGGCGCTTTGTTTTCTCTTCCTCAGACTGCACGCGTGCTTTGGACGCGATGCCGATGCGCAGCTTGGCATCGGAGGTCTGCGAAAAAGTTTTCCCCCACATAGGGTTTTTTTCCCCAAAACACCCCCTAGTAGGGGCCGTGGCATCTGTCGCAATGTTATAGCAGTAGTCCTTGCCTACGTGCTCTTTGAGCCAGACGTTTTCTGCTGCCAGTAGATCGCTGTCAGGGGTAACTTCCTCAACTACCGCAAACACAAACGCCTGCGCTCCGTACTTTGCCCATGCAGCTTGCAGGTGCTTGTTGGCGTGATCACCGCGCCGCAGCCGCCAAAGGTGCCTTGCTTTGCGCTTTTCGTAATTTACGGCACTTCCGACATAAAACTTGTTGTTGACGACGTTGATGATTTTGTAAATACACCGCATATTGACTGCCTCTGGACTTTGACACAGGTAACGTCCTGTTCCGTAATCAAAGTGTACCACAGGCGAATGGATAACGCAAATACAAAAAGAAAGGGGGCCGAAGCCCCCTCCCGTAACCCGCATGGTTACTTGGTTTTCATCAGTTCGAGCCTGAAGAACCCCAAATGCCCAACGGATCCGACCAGCCAAAGCTGTAGCGCTCGCGGGCCTTGTAGCGAACGTTTCCGGTGTCGAAATCACCGTCCATCGAAGTCTGCAAAGCAGAACGCTCGAAGTGCTTCAGGCCGTTTGGAACGTCTGTGGTCAGGAACCAAGCGTTTGTGTCGGTCAAGAAGTGGTTGACGGTGTAGCCGCCAGAGACGGTGCCCATCTGCTTCAACGCGTTGATGTCGTTGTCAGCAGTGCCAACACGCAGCTCAGTGTCAAGCAGACGCTTGGCAACGAACATCAGTGATGGGGGGATCACCAACTTGACTGGCTTGGCAGCGATCAGCAGGCCGCGTTCATCAACCCAAGCAGCGATCTGGATCGTTGCGTTTTCGATTGAAGTCTCGTTCAGGTCAACGCCGGTAGTTGGGCTGTTGAAGTTCACGCCGCCGCCCACGAGTGGGTGACCAACGCGAGAGCCGCCAGAGTTGTTACCGAACAGGGAAACGCCATCACCGCCGGGGAAAGCGCCGGAGAAGCCGTTGTTCAACACGGAAGCAGCTTTGACCTGCTTGGTGAAGGCCATACCGCGAGCCAGAGCCTTGGTGTAGCGGGCAGACAGACTGTCATACAGGTTGTCTTCCACAGCTTCTTCAGTGATGGAGAAGCCCAAAGCGATGGTTTCGTGAGTGTAGCGAGCAGTGAATGCTTCCTGCGCGTTGTCATAAGCAATGGCTGCGCCTTCTTGCTTGACAGGTGCAGCACCAAAGCCGGACAGCTTGGTTTCTTCTTCAAAGCTACGCTCCGATTTCTCGGTTTCGTAGATTTCTTTGTGCTCTTCGCCGTAGCGTGCGTATTCCAAACCGAACAAGGCGTTCAGACCGGGGAGCAGCTCTTTGAGCAGTTGTGCGCGTGAAATTGCCATGGTACTTTACTCCTTAGATGCCGACGGCGTTGGTGAAGGCATGAGCGCCGGGGTTGAACTTAACCAGCACGTCAGGGAAAGCATCAGTCACTGGGGAAGCGAAACCGATGATCTTGAACGCGGCAGCCGTGGTCACAGTGGTGGACTCCAAAGCGCTGGTGGAGTTACCAGTCTGGGTGGAACCAGTGCTGGAGCTCTGCGCAGCGGCAAAGAAAGTGTTTGCACCGAGGTCCGACTGGTCGGCAACGCCATCCAGCTGAGCTTGGAACGTCACGTTGGGGTCAGTGATCACGTATGCAGTCACCACGCCAGTTGTGTTGGCAGGGTAGTACTGGCCGTAGATTTGCTGGCCTTGTGCGTTGATGTACGAGCAGCCAACAAAAACACCCAGAGCGCCGAGATCAGCACCGCCGAGGTTGTTGGTTGTCAAGTCAGCGCCAGTGGCAGTAGCCAAAGCGACGTAACCGGCTGCGTTGATGATCACAACTTGGCCGTTGAAGATGTTGGATGCCAGACCTGCGGGGTTAATCAGGAACTGACTTGTAGCGCCAGCATAAGGCATGCCGTCGTTACGGTTTACGGCACGCAGGCCGTAGGGGGAAGCGGTTGTTGCCATTTAAGGACTCCTTGTTACTTTGAACCAGAACCAAAACCACCACCACGACTGGTCGAAGACTTGCGGTCAGCGAACAGAGGCATGCGGGGGTCATTGTTTCGCATGAAACTGTTATCCACAGATTCCATCTGGGCCTGCGCTTGTTTGGCGTAATACTCGTCACGGGCTTGTGCGCGTTCACGTGGCATCTTGCAGAGCATGAGGCCGCCGAGTTCGACGTTTCCGGTCTTCGCATTACCCTCAAGCATGAGCTCGGGATGGTCCACTGCTTTTACCGGCTCCCAACCTTCACGCATCTTGGTAGACACGTTAGTGTTTTGGGGCTGACCGAGAACGTGTGTCGCAATCCAGCGATAAACCATTCCGGGTTCAGGTGTCGGGTCGGGCAGTGCGCTCGCAGGTGTATACACGTAGCGAGTAGTTTTTTCGCGTGCCTCAAGTGCACGAGGGTTCCGGTTAATTGTTTCAGCCATTCGATTTCTCCAGTTTTGCTACTTCAGCAGCGTATTGCTGCGGGGTTAATCCATATTTTTTCGCCAACGCAACTTGCGTAGGGGTCAACTGGACTTTGCGTGCGCCAGTCGAACGAGTCGCCGGGGCAACAACCGAAGTAGGTCGTTTGGAGCCGTCGCCGGATTTTGGCTTGTCTTCAGAACCACCGAAAACTTCGGGGAACGTGGACTTCATGCGAGCGTCGATTCGCTCGAAGTAATCGTCAGAGCGGGGATCAACCCCGGAGTTCACTAGTTTTTGGTGCAGCCCTAGTGCAAAGCTGGTGACTTCCTCGTACCCCGGTGAACCGAACCACTGGTTTTTTGCCTGCCAGCGAGCAGTCTTTTCGTCCAGCTCTTGACGGGGTGCTTGGCTTTGTTGTGTTTGTACATCAGTTTCATCGACCTGTAAAGGTGCTGGCTTGAAATTTTTTGCAGCCTGCACTTTCATCTTGGCGTCAGTCATTGCTTCCTGAGCGGCAACGATCGCGTCCGAATCGCCGGATTCATACGCTTCTTTGTATTGACGCTTGGCCTTCTCAACCTCAGTCTCGGCCAACGACAGCTGCGACGCAGCGTACTGCTCAGTGCCGGTATTGACATATTGCTTGAGGCGGTTGTTCTCCGCGACCATATGCTGGGCAAGGCGTTCAAGCTCTTGCTTCTCACGCAGCAGGGCTTCTTTGGCCCGGCGCTCATCATGACGTGCGTGGGTCAACTCCTTGATGCGCTTTTTAACGCCGTCGGAGTACGACTCAATCTCGTCATCAGTGGGGTCAGCCACTTCGCGGTCCAGCGGCTTGCGGCCACGGTCCTTTTCAGGGGTGTCGTCAATGATCTCGACTTCAACCTCATCGTCAGTAGAGACTTCCAGATCGACGTTTTTGTCGTCGTCCAGTTCGTCCGGGAACTTGTACGCGTCCATTTCTGCTCCTTTTAGTATTGCCATGTGGCAGCTTTAACTGCCCACATCTGACCGGACTGAATGTCGGTAATGGCAACACTTGCCATACGAGCAATTTCAGCGTTGGGTTGATTTGTGCGCAACTCGTGAATTTCATCAATCAAGTCGGCACACTTGCGTTTAATTGCCGCCACCGTAGGGTCTTGGCTCGGGTTAAACGATAGGCCAACCGCCTTTTCGCCAAAAGTCATTGCTTGGGTTTCCATTTCTGCTCCTTATGCGCGGGTGTACCCGCGTGGGTCTTGCACAACACACTCAATCTGGTCGTCGTTCAGAACCCTGAACTCCTTACCAAACACCTTGAATCGCGTACCTGTGTAGGTGCGCACGAGCACAAAGTCACCCTCTTTGCACCAAGGCCCGGATGGGAACTTGGCAGGGTCTTTGTACGCGTCTGGTCCGACCCGAAGCACGAACAGCACGGTTGTCGCGTGTTCTTCAGCTCTCATGGTCGCAGCATCTCGAACGAGGTCGAGGGTCGTACCGGCGATCTTTTCATCGACTTCCGGCACAACGCACAGCAGCTTGTATCCCGTAGGTACGGGCAGTGCCGATGCTTTGGTTTCGTTATCCGCGTCGGCCTCGGGGGCGTCAAGCGGCTGAATGTGTTTGGGCAGTGTGATGCCGGGAGGCAGAATGATTTCACTCATCTGATTGCTCTACTTTCTCTGCAAGGTCTAGGAGATGACGCTCTGCGGTCGCAAGACCTTGAATGATTCCGCAGAGTTTTTGGTATTCGTCAAAAGAGCGACACGCTCCACCCGCCAAGTCATCGGCGTAGTTGTTCATGTCGGTGCGTAATTTTTCGCGCAATACGCGTGCGAAGTCGGAGATCATTGGTTACCGGGACCTTTCCTTTGGTTTTGGGCAGCAGCCTGTTGTCTGCTTCTTGCGATGTCAACGCCCATACGGACGCCGTCACGTTCTTGGTCAGCCTCCAGCTTGTCGGCCTTGTAGGCCGCGTCAACCTGCAACTGCTTTTCTTTAAGCTCCAGCTCATCGGCCTTGGCTGCGGCGTCAACTTGGAGTTTCTTCTCCTTGAGCGCCAAGTCTTTTTCCTTGAGTTCCAGCTCCTTCTGTTGCATTTGCACAACAGGGTCTTGTGCTTGCTGCTGCGCTTGCTGTTGAGCCACTTGCGCTTGGCTTTGTTGCAGCACCTGCTGGGCTGCTTGGGCCATCATGCCGGACAGGGCGATCTCGATCTGGGGTGGCAGCTTCTCGTCTTCGGGCGGCAGGGGCATGCCCAACTGCTGCTCAATCTTCTGGCGGTAGCCGAAGCCAACGTGCTCTGCGATGTGGGCCATCATGGCAGCCTGAATCTGCGGTGCTCGGGGGTTTTGGCCGACCAACTGCATGATGATCGGGTCTTGCATGGCCGACATGTGCACTTGAATGTGCGCCTGATGGTCTTGGTACTGAAACGCTTTTAAGGGTTTACCCTTAAGTGCATTCATGTTCTCAGACACAGGGTCGGTCGGCTTTTGGTCTTCTTCCAGCGGCACGAGCTTGTCTGCGTGCTTGATGCCTAGCACCTCCAGCATGCCCCGGTGCAGCTTAGGCAGGTCGTAAATGTCCGGGGCCATCTGCGCCAACTGGATCACGGCTTGGTACTGCACCACACGCTGGGACATTGTGGCTGCGTTGGGGTCGCTCACGGGCAGAATGTCCACGTGGCGGTAGTCACTCTTCTTGGCCCGTGGGCCTTGTTCGCCGTCTGGCTCGTAGGAGTACTCGTCGTCCGTGTAATCGCGGATGATGGCTGCCAACAACTGGAGTTCTTGCTTCAGTGTGAAGTGCACACGGGCCTGAACAGCTGTCATGACCTTGAGCTGACGCTCCAGCAGAGCCAGCGTGGAGCCTACAGGTGCGTTGGCACCCATGTCGCTGATCTTCATATCTGCTGTTGCGGCAAAACGACGGCCCTCTTCCACCACGGTGTTGAGCAACTGATACAAAGTCTGTGATGGGTCTTTGTAAGGCAGCGGCAAGATGTTGTCGCGGATCGTGCCCGAGCCCACATCCACGTCGCGGAACTCGCCCGGAGCGATCGGCGTGTCGTCACCCTTGATCCGCAGGCCACGAGACTTCAAACCGCCGGGCAGGTTGGACAGCGTGCCTGCGTCGATCAGCTGGCGCATCAAGCTGGTGGCCGAGTTGGCAAACCCACCGATCAGGTGGAACAGACCGAAGCCATATGCCCCGAAGCCGGGAATGTACTGGTAGTGCACGAAGTGCTGGCGCTTCAAGTGCAGGCTGTCGTCTTCGTCCCAGTTGCGGCGGATGGCCAGCACGGTGTTTGAGCCACGGATGTATGTGACCACGTACGGCAGCGCAACGCCTGTGGGCTCGCCATCGTCGTCTTTCTCGCACAGGGGGTCGTCCTTGAGCACCAAGTCCACGTGGCTTTCGCACAACGTGAAGCGCTCGTCGTTCAAATCAGCAAAGCCCGTCTCTTTGTCCTTGGCCTTGTTGATCTCGTCGATCGCCTTGTCTGGGGAACCGATGTCCACGTCGCGGTAGAACCCCGCCTGCTGGAGTTTGATGATCTCGTTCTCGGTCTTGCGCATGACGTGCGTGACACGGTAGCAAGTCTGGATGTCCGAGGTGCCGTAGGGCAGCAAGATGTCTTCGGCAGGGATAAATACAGACGTTTGACGCCCGAAGTTGGGGTCGAAATAGACCTTTTTGAATGCCGAACCCGTAGCCGGGAGGCTCCACAGCATGCGCTCGTGCTCTGGGCGGAACTCCTGCATGACTTCCGTGAGCTGGAAGTTCATGTCATCTTGGACGCGCATGGCGGCGTCTTTCTTCTCGGGCGTCTCTTTGCCGATGATTTTGGTCCGCACGGGACCCATGGCAGGGAAGGTTTCCGTGATGGTTTCGCTCTGGAAGCGCACCACCGCCTCTGTGATCATGGGGTGGAACACGCCGGATGCGCCGTCCCAAGGCTCTGTGCGCTCTTCAATCTGCAGGCCCAGCAGTTTGAGGCCTGTGACGTAGGCTTTCTCCCACTCTTTGCGGGAGTTGCGGTCGTTCTCAATGTCCGAGACCAAGTCCGTGATCATGGTGGCCATCTGGTTGGCGGGTAGGTACTCGGCCAAGTTGGCATCGAAGTCGTCGATGCTGGGCTCGCCCTTCTCAATGCTGATCTCCACATCACCCATGTCGATGTTCACAGCCTCCGGGTCAACAATCTCAATTTCGATCGGCTCCTCCGCCTCCCCTGCGGCATCAATGCCCGTGGGTTGCTGAAAGAGTGCTTTGTCAATGTTCGTGGCCATGTAGGTTCCTTAATAGTACGCTGCCTTGCGCCGGTAGT